AGATTGTGGAGACGGAAACAGATGCAATTATTATTGCTTCTTATGGTACTTTCTCTACAGGTATCAATATTAAGAATTTACATAATATTATCTTTGCTTCGCCCACTAAGAGTAGAATTAGAAATTTACAATCTATTGGTCGTGGTTTAAGAAAAGGTGATAACAAAAGCAAAGCTGTCCTGTATGATATTTCGGATGATTTGCGTGTAGGTGAATATTCTAACTTTACTCTCAAGCATTTTGCTGAAAGAATAAAAATTTATAACGAAGAGAAATTTCCTTATAAGATTTACAAGATTGGATTAAAACGATGATAATAGAAGAAGTTAAGATATTACGTTTAAAGACAGGTGAAGATATTGTTGCTTTCGTTTCTGAGATTGATGACATGAAACTTAATGTTAAGTATCCCATGGTTGTAGATAATATGGTAATGAGAGGTGTTCAGTCTTTTTCAATTGGAAGCTGGTTACCTTATCAGATGTATAAACAGGTGGATGTTAATCTTTGGACTAATGATATATTGTTTACGGCTGATATAACAGATGATTTCTTGGATTATTACTTTAAGATGGTAGATAAGTTGGAGAAGTACATACTTGCTGGTGAAGTATTAGATAACATCAGAGATGAAACAGAATTGATGGAAGCAGTTGAAGAGAAAGAACTAAGTATTGTCCACTAGGTATTGGTTTAATCTCATCATTCAGGTACATAGTGGATTATATAGCATGTCAAGCGTCCTGTCAAGTGATTTATGGAATTATTATGGTAAAAATGAAATGGAGTAATTATGGCAATAGCTAAACCGAAAGCAAAACGTAACTATATCAACAACGGAGACTTTTTACAAGCACTTGTTGAATTCAAAGAAAGAAAGAAAAACAATCCAAATGAGCCAATTCCTAATTACATAGGTGAATGCTTCATGAAGATTGCTGAGGGATTATCTCATAAACCAAACTTTATTAACTATACATACCGAGAAGAAATGATTGGTGATGGTATTGAAAACTGTTTGATGTACTTTGAGAATTTTAATCCTGACAAATCAAAGAATCCTTTTGCATACTTTACTCAAATTATTTATTTTGCTTTTTTGCGAAGAATTGCTAAGGAGAAAAAACAAACCTATATAAAGTATAAAGCCACCGAGCAATTCGGTATCCTAGATGAATTTGAAATGATGGAAATGGATGATGGCACCACTAGGCAATTCACAATGTATGATAATCTATCCGAGTTTATTGAAAACTTTGAAACAACACAACAATCAAAAAAGAAAAAAGTAATAGATAAGAAAAAAGGTCTTGAACATTTTATTGAGGAATAACCATGGCTAGAAGAACCCGACCGCAAATTGCTGTAGAAGAACAATTTGTGTTACCACCACAGAAACCAGGTAATCATTTGAAGTTACGAATTGATGACTTAAAGACTTTTGTACCACTCACAGACAATCAAAAGAAATTCTTTGATGCCTATAAACAAGGTGATTATTTTGTAGCATTACATGGGGTAGCAGGAACAGGTAAAACATTCTGTGCTTTATATAAAGCAATAGAGGAAGTATTGGACAAAAACAACCCTTTTAATAAGATTATTGTTGTTCGGTCTGCTGTACAGTCCAGAGATATAGGCCATTTGCCTGGAGATATTAATGAAAAAATGGATATCTATAAACAACCGTACATTCAGATTTGTGAGACCTTATTTGGGCGCAAAGATGCCTGGAATCGTTTAGAAGAACAACATCACATAGAGTTCATCTCTACTTCTTTTATTCGAGGAATGTCTTTTGATGACGCAATCATTATTGTGGATGAAATGCAAAATCTATCGTTTGAAGAAATTGATACAGTAATGACTCGTGTGGGATATCGTTCCAAAATTCTTTGGTGTGGTGATTATCGCCAAACAGATTTGAATAAGAAAAAGAATGACATGTCTGGAATATTAAAGTTTTTTGATATTGCCTATCACATGGCGGCTTTCACCCGTATTGAATTTACAGCAGATGACATTGTTCGGTCATCATTGGTCAAAGAATATATAATGGCCAAAATAAAATTTGAAGATGCAGAAAAATAGGGCTTGTACTGAACTATAATATGTGTTATAATACTTGAATAATAATAGGAGTTTAAAATGTCAGTAAAAGAATTGAAATTTGGAAATGATGGTCGACAATTGATGGCGGCCGGAGTGAATATATTAGCAGATGCAGTTAAAGTAACTTTAGGTCCTAAAGGTCGTAATGTTATTTTAGATAGACCATTTGGTTCACCTCATATTACAAAAGATGGTGTGACTGTAGCAAAAGAAATTGAATTAAAAAATCGATATGAAAATATGGGGGCTCAACTTGTAAAAGAAGTAGCATCTAAAACAGCAAGTGTTGCTGGTGACGGAACAACCACTGCCACAGTTCTCGCTCAGGCTATTATCCGTGAAGGCATGAAAGCTGTGGCAGCTGGTTGGAATCCAATGGATTTAAAACGAGGAATTGATAAAGCCGTTGATGCCGCTATTCAATCACTTAAAGACCAATCAAAACCATGTACTACAAGTAAAGAAATTGCTCAAGTTGGTTCTATTTCTGCCAATTCAGATGCAGAAATTGGAGCAATTATTGCTGATGCTATGGATAAAGTTGGTAAAGAAGGTGTCATTACTGTTGAAGATGGTGATGGCCGTACAAATGAATTAGATGTAGTTGAAGGTATGCAATTTGACCGTGGTTATCTTTCACCTCATTTTATTACCAATCATACAAATCAAACAGTAACATTTGATAATCCATATATTTTGTTATATGACCGTAGGTTATCTGCTGTTCGGGACATGGTTCCTATTTTGGAACAAATTGCAAAAGTATCTGGTTCACTAGTCATTATTGCTGATGATGTAGATGGTGAAGCTCTTGGAACATTAGTTGTTAATAAACTTCGTGGTATTCTAAATGTAGCCGCTGTTAAATCTCCTGGATTTGGAGACCGCAAGAAAGCCTTGCTTGAAGATATTGGCACATTAACTGGTGGCCGAGTGGTTTCAGAAGAACTCAATCAGAAATTAGAAGATGTAAAACTTGAAGATTTGGGTCGAGCCAAACGTATTGAAATTGGTAAAGAAAATACTATTATCATTGATGGTTTAGGTTCAAGTGAAGACATCACTAATCGTATTTCTTTGATTAAATTACAAGCAGATGCCGCTACTTCAGATTATGACCGTGAGAAATTACAAGAACGCTTAGCTAAGTTAGCTGGTGGTGTTGCCGTGATTAAAGTTGGTGCTTCTACGGAAGTTGAAATGAAAGAAAAAAAAGACCGAGTGGAAGACGCATTACATGCTACTCGTGCCGCAGTTGAAGAAGGTATTGTTCCAGGTGGTGGGGTTGCTTTGATTCGTACCCGTGATGCTATTAAAGCAACACATGGTGATAACCGTGACCAAGATGTAGGTATTTCAATTGTATTATCTGCTATTGAAGAACCTTTAATTCAGATTGCAAAAAATGCTGGTGCTCAACACCAAGTTGTAATTAATACTATCTTGACAAACACAGGTAATTTCGGATATAATGCGGCTACTGATGAATATGGTGATATGTTGGAAATGGGTGTTATTGATCCAACTAAAGTGACCCGAACAGCATTACAAAATGCCGCATCCGTTGCTGGATTAATGTTGACAACAGATTGTATGATTGTTGATGAAGTTGACGATACCCCAATGTTACCAATGCCTCAAATGGGTGGCCAAATGTAATGGAGTATATGGAATATACCCCAGAAAATTTAGAAAAAATATCAACACTTATTGAAAACAATTTAACTTATGATTTATTGCCTAAAAAATGGTACCAACGCAATTTAAGCAATCCTAAATTTGGCCATTGTCACACTGCGTCTGGATGTTTATACAAAGTTTTTGGTCCTAAATCAGTAACTCTACAACGAGCAATAGATGATGAAGGAATATATCATTGGTGGATTAAAGATAAATCAGGCATAATTATTGATTTAACTGTTGAGCAATACACAAGTACCGGCCGATTACCTCCACATGACAAGGGTGAAAAAGCTGGGTTGCTTGGATTTGAATATAAGAACCGAGTAATGAAATT